ATTCATCTATGTACCAGTAAAGGATGGATGACTTACATAGAAACTAAAGAAATACTTGTTCGTGATTGTTTGTTAAGTGAGAATTATTATAATTATTGGGTCAGTTGCAAAATAAGAAGGTCACATCTCAAGTAGCTATGCATTCCACGCATACCAGCTATGCAAAAATAGTTATAGACAGCCCATCATAAGCCATATATAGTGCTTCCAATATCAACGGTGACACCATATGCCCACTAAAGATCAAGCAATTGATAAACTAGTTCATCTTGGTCAAAAGGACCTTGCTGAACTAGTTTATTATGCTCATAAAGATCAGTATGGAATCAAAGGACGTCACTATCTAAGCAAGTCAGTTCCCGAACTTGTTTCTTGGTATATCACACATTATACATTCAACGAAACATTCCAGTGTTGGGAAACAATTATTCCGTTTGAGGAGTAATCACTTGACAAACCACACCATAACATATATGATGTTAATCATCAGCTATGGATTCATCTTACTCCTTCTGACAGGATACCTCCAATGATCATATATACTAATCAAAGATCAAAAAAGAAAAAGCAATCAGTATCACAAAAGCTATTGGCAGCACAAGCAGCACATAGAAAGTTTCTGTCTTCTATGGGTGTATCTCCTGTAAAGCGTGGTGCTAAGCTGCGTGGTTCAAGTTCTAATTGGTCCGATCTTACTGTAAAGTCTAATGTTGCACCATTGTCTAATACTATTCCTGGTTCTGGTGCCAAGAATTCAATAGATGATTATAAATGGAAGAAAGATCATCAAGAAAGTCCAGAAGCTATTGCAGAAGCAGAAAAGAAGAAGACACGAATTGCTCCTGCCTATAATAAAGGTCCATTAATGTATATTACTGAAGATGCAGACACTAAATCGCTTGGGAGAAAAGTATGATTGGAATGATTGAGATTTACAGCATGGATAATTGTCCTTTTTGTGTAAAAGCAAAGAATCTATTAATGAAGAATAATCTAATGTATAAGGAATACCGATTAAATGTAGATTATTTTAAGAAAGATTTAGCAGTAAAGCTAAACGTTGCTCCTACAGATAGAATTACACTTCCGCAGATTTTTCTTGACAACGATAGCATTGGTGGCTATAATGAATTGAAGATCGTTATGGATGCTGTCAAGATGATGAAGCATATGCAAGGAGTAAATCCATGAACACTCGTGATGAAATCAAAGATATTCTAAGTAAGAATGTGGCAACTGTTACATTCACTAAGAATGATGGCACAACTCGTGATATGCTTTGCACACTTCGTGAAGATATTCTGCCACCAGAATTTCTAAATGGAACAGAACAAATGGAAAAGAAGTCTCGAAAGAGTAATCCAGATGTTCTTCCTGTTTGGGATATTGAAAAGAAAGCTTGGCGATCATTTCGAATTGATGCAGTAGAGTTTATTAAAATTGATATGGAGAAAAATTAATGGCACATCCACATAAGTCAAGACCCAGAAAGGGTCGACGTAAGATTGGTTCAAAGAAGCGTAAGGCTCGTAGGAATAGAAAGAAGTAATATGTCAGCAGATAATGGCACTTATATCCTTCAGACGTATGGACCAGAATTTCGTATAGTTCATGCTCAATCAATTGATAATATCTATGGAAACTATGATGATGAAAATCACTCATGGTTTCCTAATATCAATGGTATTGTAGATTACTTTGGTAAGTCTAAAGTATATACTACAATTGAGGAAGCTTGGGATGAAGCTTTTCTATTAGATGAAAGTCATGGTTGGTCTGAAGATGGAGCATGTCTAATAACAGAATTCTCTGAATATCACTTCTCTGACTTTGAGGAAAGATATGCCAGTCCGCAAAACTAAATCTTCTGTTATCGACAGAAAATATCTTGGTGATGAACCTAAAGTCACCAAGAGTTCTAGTGCATCTGAAATCATTAATGCATACAATTGGCTGAATTATTTCTATTCAACCGATGAAGCTAAAGACTTTGTTATTTCTTATCTTAAGCATAAGAAAATGAACAAAGCATTCATTTCTAAAGTAGCTGAGATTGATTCCATCAAGCTAATTACTATTGGATGGAACTGTTACTTACTACATTCTGGTTCTGAATTGCCACTCGACATCGAAACAAAGATGTGGCATAAACTTCATATGCTTGTTTCAGAAGTAAGACCAAAGAAAGTTTCAGTAAAAGTAGTTTCAATTAAACAGCATATTGAGAATAAAGCATCAGATATCATTGGTGATATTGAATGTGCAATTGATGACATCGCAAATGATGTTGATACGAATTTCAACATTGAAGAATTCTTTCGTAACAAGAATATTAAGCCAGTAATTGCTAAGCAGATTGTAGACTATTACAAGCCTGTTTATGGTGAGATTTTTGATGCAGTAAAAGGTAATGATCCAGAACTGAAATATGCATATAGAAATTGGAAACCTAAGAATCTGAAGAAGCTATTAGAGTTTCTTTCATCTATTATGGCAATGTCTGATGTATACACAGTCAAAGTTGTAAAGACACGAAAGCCACGCAAAAAGAAAGAAAAGCCTGCAAGTGTTCTTGTTTCTAAACTTCAATACAAGAAAGAAGATACTACTTATAAAATCAAGAGTATCAGTTCAACATCAATAATTGGTGCTCAACAACTTTGGTTATTCAATACTAAGTATCGTTATCTAACTGTTCTTGATGCAATGAGTCCTGTTGGTCTTAGTGTCAAGGGAACAACAGTGACAGGTTTTGATGAGAAAACATCTCAGACTAAAATGCTTCGAAAACCTGATGCCGTTTTGTCTAATGTACTTGACGGTGGTAAAATTGTATTGAGAAAGCTTATGAACACAATCAAGTGTAAGTCTAAGAAAGTAACAGGTAGAATAAATAACGATGTTATTATATTGAGGGTTATTAAATGACAGATAACATCGTTAGTTTTCCAAAAGAGAAGATTTATCGTGAAGGCATACAAGGAAACGAAGAATTAGAAAAAGTCAAGGTCAAGAGCACTATCAATTTTGCAGATACTATTGTGGAAGAATTAGCACAGAATATTTTAGCAGAATTTGGTGGCATTGGTCTTGAAACAGACAATGAACAGTTTTCTAAAGATTTCCATTTTCTTGTATGCATTCTCGGTGCAACAGTATACAGAACACTTAAGCTGGATCATCCTTTCCATCAATTTCTTTCCGAAAATGTATCTTATAAAGAAGTCTCTGAAACAGAGCTTGACACACAACAATAAACACTATATAATATTGCTAAACGATGGAAAGAGATGTCATGGTACTCATTGATCTAAATCAAGTGCTGATCTCAAATTTGATGCAGCATCTTAATGGTAATCCAAAAGCACAGATAGACGAAGGTCTAATTAGACATGTTATTCTAAACAGTCTAAGATCATACAATAAGCAATTCAGGTCCAAGTATGGCGATCTGGTTATTTGTTGTGATAGTAAGAAGTATTGGAGAAGAGATGTTTTTCCTTTCTATAAAATGAATAGGAGGAAAGATCGTGAAAAGTCTGAATATGATTGGAATCTCATTTTCTTAACTCTGAATAAGATTAGAGATGAGATCAAAGATCATCTGCCCTATCGTGTTATTGATGTTGAAGGTGCAGAAGCAGATGATATCATTGCTGTCTTGACTGAAAAGTTCTCAAAGACAGAAAGTGTACTTATTCTATCATCTGATAAAGATTTCGTACAATTACAGAAGTATGATAATGTTATTCAGTATAGTCCTATTCTAAAGAGATTTATTAAAACAGAGAATCCATCTCTGTATATCAAAGAACATATTATCAAAGGAGATCGAGGTGATGGGATACCTAATTTTCTTTCAGCAGATAACGTCTTTGTTGTCGGAGAAAGACAGAAAACGATAAATAAAAAGAATTTGACAGACTGGCTTGATCAAGAGCCAGAAAAGTTCTGTAAAACAGATTCAATGCTTCGTGGTTATCATAGAAATAGAATGTTAATTGATCTTGATTATACACCAGTTGAACTGAAAACACGAATTGTTGAGCAATATGATAGTATCAAGCCTAACACTAAAACAAATATGTTAAATTATCTTATTAAAAACAGATTGAACAACTTAATAG